TCAGGCCAAACCGTCTTCACAAAACTTAAAAAATTATCACGACAAGCTTCATTCTGCTCAAGCTGCGCGAGCCTCAGACGAAGCTTTAATTCCTTCTCATCTAAGGCCGCGGACCGCGGTGCTTTCATAGGGGACCCCAAAGTTATTTGTATGCGATTAGTACCGTATAATAGTACACTATATCATTTTTTATAGGAATGTTTGTAAGAAACATGGCCCTAGCACCCGCTGGTCGGCCCAGGGGGCCGCGCGCCGTGGGCGGGCGCCCATGTCCTGAAAGGGTGGCGGATTGACCCGATAGCCGGGGGCCCCGGGGGACCAGGGGGAACATCGGAAGGGGCGGATCGGGCAGCCTGATGAAGGGCGGGGAACATCGGAAGGGGCGGATCGGGCAGCCTGATGAAGGGGCGGGGAACATCGGAAGGGCGGATAGGGCACACAAAAACCCCGCCGGGTTTATCGCCCGGCGGGGTTTCAATGTGGGCAGCGCGTCGGCTAGTCGTCGGCTAGTCGTCGGCGGGTTCCCATCCGACTAGGTCATCCGCTAGGTCGTTCTCGAGATCTCGAGAGGCGCGCCGCGCGCGGATCTCGTTCAGCGATAGCTCTATCTCACCCTCTAGGTCTGTCAGCCCGCGCTCTAGCTGGCGGACTAGATCATCCGCCCGATGTACCAGAACGCCGTCGCGGCAATCCTTCCCGCGCCCGTACATAACGTCCAGCAAGTCGGCCATGTCCGTTGCGCTCAGAAGAAAGGTCGCGCCGGTGTTTAATGCGTATTTAAATTCCATGTTCGTTTCCCTGATTGCGGCGCGGGCGGAATGCCCGCGCCTGCTGATGTTATAACCGGACAACGTGCGCGGCGTCAATCGGCCCCGATATCCCCGGCCACATGGTGGCGCAAGATCGTGCCCGGCGGTAACCGGCGGGCAAACTTGCGCACGGCAAGCGCGTCGCTTTCATCCTGCCCTGCCTCCGCCGTCGCATTCCAATGGATGCGGCAGTTGCCCGCGTCGGCATAGCAACCGCCCGGATCATCCGCGCCAGCGGCAGCGGCGCGCTTGCTCGGACCGTGCGCCGTAAACCCGATAACAAAATCACGGCCCAGGCGCGCGCATAGCGGCTCGCCATTGCCGCAATCGGAACAGCTGAAAGCCTTTCCCATTTCCGCCGGGCAGCGCACGACCGGAACGCCCGCCGGAGTAACGGCATTGCGCCCAGTTTCGCCCCAAGGCTTGGCGCGCTGCCATGCCTTGGGGCTCATTACCGTGACAGCCGGAACGCCCGCGGCGTGCGCAGCATCGGCAGCGGCTAACGTATCCGCGCTGTAGTTGATGACGGTACGCCCGGCGCGCAATTCGCCAGCCCATTCAGAAAATGGGAAATGGCTGTAGGTAAACGCGACGCCGCGGCGCGGTACAGCATCCAGAAGCGCGGCTAAGTATTCAGTGTCTACGGCCCCGGAACCTTTGCCGGTAGGATTAAGCGCGCACGTTGCCGGGCAGGTTCCGAAACGGTTCCCGGCCCCGGCGCGGTATGTCACGGCGCACCCGGCGGTTTTTGTTGAGCGGCTCACGGCTACGGTTTTTAGCATGATTCAATCTCCCCGGCCTTATTAAGATAAGGCCCGCCGTTTTTAGTTTGAACCGCAAAACCACGGCCATAGCTACGGACAAAACCGCTAGGGCAATGCTTCTCAAGGTGGTCCTGTGCGTCTCTCCAGTTTTTAAAATAGGCGACGCCCTTGTGCTCCGAAACGTCTCTCGCGTGCATGTTTTGAAACTCCCCTAGCGCGGCGAAATTGCGGCGCTATCTAATTTTATAGAATATTATGCGATAACCCGCAAGGGAATAATAAACCGCCAGCGCCGGGCCGCGGGGCCGTATGCGATAGCGGCGGGCAACCGGGGCCGGGATGGGGCCGGGATGGGCCGCCCTGGCGCTGCGCAGCGGCGGGCCGGTACGTTTGAAGCGCGGCCCTGGGGGCAGGGGCGCGCTTGGTTAACTCTTAAACAAAAACGCCCGCCAAGCACCAGGCCGGGCGGGCGTATGGTGAGGCGCTGCGCAGCGCTTATGCCGCGACCTTATCCAGCAGTGCGCCTGCCTTGCGTTCTACCTGAATGCGATCGTCCTGGTGCGGAACGTCACGCGCAATGGCGGTGATCGCCTGCGCAGCATCCCAAACGGTTTCGACCGGGCGGCCTTCCTCTTCAAGGTGCCGGGCGTTAGCGGCCCGCGCCATGCGGGCGGACAACCCGGCGCGCTTCGTTAGAAACGACAAACGGCTATCGTCATCATGTGCGACCTTGGCGGCCTTGGCTGCCTGGACGCCCTCGATAAAGGTCGCCGTTTCGCCATGCGCAAAACTGCGCAGCGCTGGCGCGGCCTCATGCGCGAACCGGTCCGGCGCGAATTTCGTGTGCCGGATTTTAATCTCTGAGAAGTTCTCCACCCCCCAGAGACAGCGGTTCATGCAAACGCCGCGCAGATACATGGCCGCAATCCCGGCGGTCTTGCTTCCGGTTTCGCTATTCCAGGCATAGAACCCCCGGAACATCAGGTCCGGTTCACCGTTCGGAAGCGTGCCGACTTCGATAGGGTTGCGATCATCCACAAGGAAAGCGAACACGTCGCGGTCGCTGGCGAACAGCGTTGTCGTTTGCAGCGTAACAGGGACGTCCGGGTCATACACGGCCATGCCGTCGCGGCTGCCGGTCATCATGCCGGGCACCTTCCAGCGCCCGCCGCTATCGTCAACCAACTGCTTGATTGGTTCTAATATTTCCCAGTCGAAAATGCGGCCATAGTCCGGTCCGGTTGCAGCCCGCAGCTCCCCGCCTTCCGTTTGGCTGCCGTACACCTTAACGAGCTCGCGGTTGCGATTATAACGCAGACCCCACTGGATGCAGTCGGCGGCCAGCGGTGCGGGCAGGTCGCGAAGATATCCAGCAGGCGCGCCGGACAACGAGGCAAGCTGCCCGAAAGACCAATTCGTCGGGGCGTTGTGGTGCTCACCATTAGCGTCGTCACGGTATTCGATGGTGATTTCGCCCGCCGTAGGGCTGTTCTCATTGACGTCGCCAAGCACTTGCATCTTGTGAGTGTCAACGATGCGGCTAGTCATTCGGCCCGCATCGACTTTTTTAAACGCCAGCATATCGTCCAGCGACAGAAACTTCTGATCGTCCGGGCGGCTGAACCACTGGCTCGAGACCTGAGCGTTCCCAATGCCGTGCTGGAATGCGTTCGTAACGTAAGTCATGATATTCTCCCTGTGCAGCCGTTCAAAGCAAACGGCCTATGCGGGTTCTCGCATAGGCCGTTCTGGCAGTCAACATGTTTTTTTAGAAAATTATCTTCGTCGTCGGGGCCTGCGCCGTTTCTGCACCATCCGCTCCGCACGCTCCATGGTCTCGGAGCCGTACATCATTCGTGAAATCCAATTGAACAGGAAAAACATTCAGTCCCCCTCCATCGACGCAATGGCCAGATCGTGGGCTAAGTCACGCATTTTGGATACGGCTTCAAACAATTCCTGCGCGCTTTCCATATCGTGCGACCGGCTGAGGTGTGGTGAGTGTCGGCTTTGATAGTTCCTGCCATGGAAAGGGTTCCCGACCACATATAAAAGCGCCTTTTCCATTTCCTCCGCAGCGTTAGATATTAACGCGCTGGACGCCGCGAAATCCTTCGAGTCGTTCCCGTTCAGGTGCGGTCTCGCACATATCGTCATGTCGTATCTCCCTTGGTTATGACGCAACAGTCATACGCGACTATATGGGAGCAATCAACCCTAAAATCGTATCCCAATCAGTTTTCTCTGATCCCAGGTACAGCGGCTCAACCGCCATGCCCTCCAGTTTTAGGTCTGATGCTTTCGATCCCGGATACAACCGCACCTCTTGCGGTTTGGTTTTCGTCGCGACCTTCAGCACCAAAACCCAAACGCTGGCCTTTAACTTCGCATGTCGGTGGAGCCACGCGACCTGATGTGGCCGTAAATCGACTGCGCGGCCCGCTGTGGCCTTTAGTTCGACAAAATGGAACTTCCCCTGCTCGTCGCAGAGCATGACGTCTGGAACGCCCGGCAACGCCCACGACTCAAGTCGTGTCGCCGTCAGGTTCCGGTTCGTCGTCGCCATCCCCGCTTTCATCGTCCTCCAAAACCCGCTTTCCCGATTCGCTGCTGTCGTCGGTATCGCTCGTTCTTTCGGGAGTAATGTCGATAATGACTTCGCCATTAGATTGTTTTAGCTCCTCTAAGGCCTTCATGACCTCGTCCTTCGACATACTGTCGATGCTGCCATGACGGATTTCAGATTTGGAAACATAAATGTCGCCCTGCGCCTGACCTCGTCGGTACTCGGCCTGTACGGCGGCAGAGTATGCCCCGTTCTGCAACGCCACATCCCTGATCTTTTGCAGGTCGCGCAGATGGCGCTGGTACGTCACTCCATATTTCTCGTCCAGCTCTTGGCGATATGCTTGGATCGCAGCGCAGACGTGCGGGCTATGATCGGGGTTTGTCAGCTCATATGCGCGGGTGTGTGCAGAGCCCGCTGTATACCCTGCGTTAATAGCCGCCTCACGAAGTGTAATCTGGCCATCCTTCGCGACCAGCTCTTTCACAAACAATTCCTGCCTTCGGGTCAGCGGGGTGTTTACCGATACGCCCGGACGCCCAACCTCGCCCTGCCCGATCCTCTGTTTGTTCTTACCGCGCCAAGTGATCTTGTCTGACCGTGCAGTCATTCGTATCCCCTTCTGTCGTATGCGATTGTACCCATAAACCGCCTTTATATACAATTCATTTCTGAAATCATTTTTTTTTTAAAAACGTCTACCCCCCCCATTGAGGCAATTGCGAGAGTTACATAAACCCCCGCTCCGGCACTTTTTCAAAAACAACTTTGTGTGCCTACTTAACCCTATATATATAAAGGGTTTTTAGCCCAAAGTTACACGGTTACACCGGTTACGGCTATTTTGACTGAAATATTTTATTTTTATTTCTCAGAAATGAATCACTATATGTGTACAAAAAGAAACCCTGGACCCGTGAGCCGCGACCCGCGACCCCCTACCCGTGGTGTGTACCTAGTGCACTAAAATCCGGAAAGTTTAATCATAGGGATTAGTCAGAAGTTTTTAAGAAAGTTTCTGACACCTTCACTACACTCACGCTTAGGTGTCCTAGTGTCCTAGGTGTCCTAGCAAATCACATTCCTTTTACACACGTAACAGAGCCCACAGGACAGTGCCTATAATAAGCGCGTTTAAAACTTAAAACTCCTAGGACAGCTAGGACAGCTAGGACAGCCCCTTGCTGGCTGGGCGTTTGCGCCGTCCCAGCAAAGAGGCCTGTCCTAGGACTAGACGTTTGTCACCGTCGGAAAGTCTCCCACTGGAAAGACGTTCGCGAAACTCCCTCAAAAACAACCGTGACAACCGTGCAACCGTGACAAATGCCCCTCAGCAACGGTCACAGCGGCACGGATGGGTCACGTTTGTCACCGTCGGAAAGTC